GCAGTCTGGTGGCCTATCTCCCGTTAGGGCCACCACCCGTACCGACGTCGTGGGCGCTTTACGCGGGCGAGGTGATCGTGAACCTCGACGCTCTCGTGACCGCCCGCGAGGCCGAGGACTACCCAGCCCTGAAGGCGTTCCATGTGACCCGCCACCTGATCTACCTGTGGCGCGCCTCCGGCCGACTGAAGGCCCGGGGCAAGCGCGGCCGCAGCCCGCTCTACCGCTGGGGTGACATCCTCCAGGCGGAGCGGGACACCCGCCGCTCGGGCTCCTCCCATCGTGGCTCACGCCAAGCCGAAGAGGATGTCGTACCCGCTGCTTAGCCTGGGAGGTTGCGATGACCTGGACGGTGCTGATCGCCTTCGACTACACCCCGGACGGCACGACGGGGCCGGTGCACGTGGAGCCTGAGGACACGGTGACCGAGGAGCAGTGCAACCCTGACCGGGCTGCGATCTTCGTGTCGCTCGGCCTGCTCGTCGAGGACTGACGTGCCGCTGCGGCCGTGCCTGGTCTGTGGTCGACTGTCGGTCCGACGGCGCTGCCCGCGACATGAGGCGGACCAGACGGCGGCCAAGCGGGCCGCGCGGCCCTACCCACACAGCGAGCGTGTACGGCGCGCCGCGGCCGTGCAGGCCCACCGCGAGCAGGTAGGTGAGTGGTGCCCCGGCTGGGGTGTGCCGGCCCACCCCACGCACCCAGGCAACCCCCTGACCGCCGAACACCCGGTTGAGGTTGCGCTGAGCAAGGACGAAGCTCAGTCACTCGATGTGTTATGTCGATCATGCAACTCGCGAAAGTCACGCAGTGTGCTCGACCCCGGCAGGGGTAGGGGGGCCGGGTAGCCACGCGAAACGGGGCCAGGGCGACGACCCCACAACCCGCTTGCGCACGCGTGCATGAAAACGGTGCGGCGTTGTGATCTTGATAGTTTCCTTCAAGATCCGGCCTATCTAGGTTTCATCTCCCCTTTCTCACTCTGGGTAGTGTTACGGAGTGTGACATGGGTCGGCCACCATCCCCTATCGAGCACCACCGCCGCGTCGGCCGCGCCGGCGGCACCAAGAAGGCGGACGGCCGCCCCCTGCCGGTGACCGGCGAGGTCATTGCGCTGCCCATGGCCCCCGGCGTACCGGAGTTGCCGGCGGGGATCGAGGCGGCCGGCGCCGAGTTGTGGAAGCAGATCTGGGCCGACGGCCTGACCTGGATCTCCCCGAAGACCGACATGGCCGCCGCCGTTGAGGCGTGCATGGCCGCGGACGACCTGGCCGTGGCGCGACGCCGCTACCGGGCGACCTCGGACCCGAAGGACGCCGCAGCGTTGGCCGCAATCGGTAAACGGTTCGACCTCGCGCTGTCCGTCCTCGGCTTCAACCCGACCGCCCGGTCCCGGTTGGGCGTGGCGGAGGTGCGTCGTGTCTCCGCGCTCGACAAGCTCCTCGAACGGCGGCGCGACAGCGGCTGAGATCCCCGGCTGGCCACCGCGCTGGCTGACCCCCGTCCCGGTCGAGGACATCGCCCGCGGCGACGGCGCCCTGTTCTGTGACTTCGGCGAGGCCGTGTGCCGCGTCGACAAGGACTCTCTCGCGGCCCGGGCCGGTACCTTGCTGGTCTTCCGGCCCTGGCAGAAGCAGCTGTTCGCGCACCTGTTGGCCCGCCGGGCGGACAACCGGTACCGGCACCGGCAGGCCCTGATCGGTGTCGCGCGTAAGAACGGCAAGTCCGGCAAGGGTGCCGCGCTCGGCCTCGGCGGGCTCGTGCTCGGCCCGCAGGGTGGCGAGGTCTACTCCTGCGCCGCGGACAAGCAGCAGGCCAAAGTCGTCTTCGACACCGCCCGCCGCATGGTCAAGATGGACCCGGAGCTGTCGGAGATCCTCAAGGTCTACCGCGACGTCATCGAGTTCACGAAAACCGGCTCGATCTACCGGGCACTGAGTGCGGAGGCGTTCACCAAGGAGGGCCTAAACCCGCACGAGGTGGTCTTCGACGAGGTCCACGCCCAGCCGAACCGCGAACTGTGGGACGTCATGGCCCTCGCGCAGGGCGCCCGGGTCGAGCCGCTCATGGTCGGCATCACCACCGCCGGCGTGCGCACCGACATCACCGGCCAGGACTCGCTCTGCTACACCCTCTACCAGTACGGCTGCCGCATCGCGCAGGGCGAACTGGTGGACCCGTCCTTCTTCATGGCCTGGTGGGAGCCGCTCCTGCGCGAGGCCGACCACCGCGACCCGGCCACCTGGCGGGAAGCCAACCCCGGGCTCGGGGACCTGGTCGACGTCGAGGATCTCGCCACCGCGGTCCTGAAGACGCCCGAGAACGAATTCCGCACCAAACGGTGCAACCAGTGGGTCGCCACCCAGCAGGCATGGTTCCCGACCGGCCTGTGGGAGTCCCTCGCCCAGCCGCGGTCGGTGCCGGATGGCGCCACGGTGGTGCTCGCCTTCGACGGCTCGTTCTCCGGCGACATCACCTTCGACAAAACCACCGCCACTTCCTCGTTCATCAACACCGACGACCCCGGCCCCAGCAGCACCGGGTCACGAACGGTGAACATCAGCACGCAGGCAC